AAGTGCAGCATTACCAGTAGCAATAACCTGATTGCCTTTGTGTGGAGAAACAAATGCGATTGCATCTTTTCTGCTAGCAGCAATTGCAACTACTTTAGTTGCTTTTGCTTTAGTTTCGGTTTCAGTTGAAAGCGAACCACCCATGAGAACGAAATCAATTTCAGTTTCTTCTGTGTCTAGGAACAGATCCATGCCTGCGCCAAACTCACCAGAATCGTATGCATAATCATCAGCACCATGCTCCAACTGATCGTTGAATGCACCAGATCTTGCAAAGGCACCAGTAGTTGCCGAGGAAGCAGATCCCCATGCATTACCAGTCATGTTTGCATCGGTACTAATATCAGTACCATGGAACAGATAAGAAGACTGTTCGTTGATAATGGTCTTGTAGTAGATGTTAGCAAGTTCAGAACTTTTGCCATCACTTAGTTTTGAAAGATATGTAAGTCTCTCAACAATAGTGTTAGCAGTTCCTGTAAGTGCTCCGCTAGTATCGATTACAGCAAAGTGAATTTCATCACCAGTAACTCCATTAGCAGCTGCGAACTCAGAAGTTCCAGGACGAGGACCAATTGCAGAAAGTCTGATTCCAGTGGAACCGATTTCTGTATTAAGATACCAGTCTTTAACTGCAGATAGTGCAATGGTGTTGCCACCATCTGTGAATGTGCTTGAGGTTGTAATGGTGCCTGATGTAGTGATTACCAGTGCTTCCCATGTGCCACTAACAACTACACCAGTAATTCCACCGCTAAATGCTACAGCATCGCCAACAGCGACTGTTACGTTTGCGGGGTTAGATGCTAGGGTGACGATATAGTCAGCACCACTATCAACCAAAACGCCCATGAGACCGTTGCCGAAAGAACCTGCAGATCGTGCAGCAAAGGTTTCACCTGTGCCTGCGCCTGCGTCCCAATCAGCAATTGTTTTGATTTTGATTCCTGCGACTCCAGTGGTTGCATTAAGAACTCCTGTGTCAGCACGGACGACCGCTAGGCGACCACCGTAATTGAGGAATTCGTTAGAAACCATCCAGTCTTCAGCGTTAGCGTCTGATGGTTCACCGAAAACAGATACTAGTTCCTTTTGTGAATTGATATTAACAATTTCACCAACGGGTCCTTTAGCGAAGGTTGATACGTGAGCAGCACGAATTTGCTGAACACCAGTCACGACAGCATTGGTAAGGTCACGCTCTCTAATGATAATTCCAGGCGAGACTTGACTTGCCATGTTTTTCTCCTTGGTATGTCCAAATTTAATCTAAAACTATTTAGATTTTTGAACTTCTTAAGTGGGGAAACACTGCATGAACATACTACCAGTCTGGATAGTCATTTTTTATAGGTCTACCTTTTTGCCTAGATTTAAGCACTCGTTCTATTGTGCAATCTTTGCATTCATATGAGTATGAAGACGGTAGATCTCCACGTATCCTTCTTATCAAATAATAATCATCCAACAAACTTTTAGTTTTATGGCATGTCCTACATTTCCTTTCTTTCAGGAGTAGATGTTCAAGTTTAAATTGATCATCTAAATCCATTATCTGTAATCCCACATATAACTAACGTCTTCTTGTTTGTCGCCGTATTCCCAAACAGATCCTTCTTCTACGAATCCTTCATCACCTTCTAGTCCAGTAGTAATGAATCCAAACGGTGCCATGTCTTGTTCAATTTGATTTTTTTGATCATCATAAATTCTTTTTCGGATATCATTGTCTGTTAATTCTTTAAAGTATTCTTGCTGAACTAACCAAGCAAAGATAACCATACACATTACTAGGTCATCATGGAAACCTTCGTCAGCTTCAAAAGATTGTTTCTTTTGGATGAACGTAGTAAGTTCTGATATAATTTCGTAGTCATTGAATAATAGTTTATCGTCCTCAACAATTTGCTTGAGGTTAGCACAACCAATTTTCTTGACAGTGACACTCATCTTAACGCCTAACTGTGTCTTGTTACCTGAGAATCCCTGTCCAACAATTTGACCAGCACGTCCTCTCATAGCACACATTAGAACGTTAGGATATTCTAAATCAAAGTTTAAAATAGATGCTACCTGATCTCCAATGTCATTGACTTCAATCATTGCCCAAGCATTGTTATATGATCTAGCAACATCATTAATAATATTTGGAAACAACATTGCTTTAATTTCGTTGTTTCTATATTTTGCTACTATGCGGTAGGGAACTGTTGTAATGTCGAATACAATAAAAGCAGAATAGTCTCCCCCAACACCGCGGCTAACATCAACAGTAAGAAGATATTCAGACTTGTCCTTTGGTTTCTCATATATGTCCAATCCTTTATTTTGATGTATCGGAGTTTCAAATGTTAGAGCTCTAAGCTTAGCAGCAGAAATCAACGTGTCAACTGATCCCAGAAATTCACACTCAAATTCTTGCGTGAACTGACGCTGAGATGTGTTCTTAATAGTTTCTTCTTTCCACTTAGCGTCCCTTCCAGGAACCTGTGACCAGTGGACTTCATGATATGTGTAGTCGTTTCTACCATTAACAGCATCTGTCCACATCTTATAGAAATGGTTCATACCCTGTGGGGTAGAAATAATAATTACTTTCGTTGATTTACCAGAAGTAATAGTAGGATAAACAGAGGCAAAGAACGAGTCAGCAATGTGATTTGGGACGAAAGCGAACTCGTCGAGAAAGATGATGTTAAACGACATGCCTCGGACAGCAGATGCAGATGTAGAAGCTGCCAATATTTTACTGCCATTCTCTAACTCGATGTTACCTTTGTTCCATACTACCACGCCCTGCTGAATCCACTTAGGTAGATTCTCATATGCTGTAGCTAATCTTGCTAAAAGATCTCGCGCTGTTGATGCTTTGTTTGCTAGAATACCTACGTTAACACTATCGTTAAAAATGAGATAGTGTAAAAGATAAGACACAACAGTAGTTGACTTACCAGTCTGTCGTGGTAGTTTTGCAATGTTAAATCTATTTGCATGGAACTTCCTAATCAACTCTTCCTGGAAGTCCCACATTTTAAATGGCACCAGACCTTCATCAAGTGAAACGATCTGGACATAAGTCTTAGTGAAATATATCGGATCGTTCTTACACTTGATGAATTCTCTAACCTGTTCAGGCGTAAAATCAATCTTGACGTTTGCTTTTTTTAGTAGCGGATTGCCAAGATAAATCTGATCGGTTGCCATAAAAAACTAGTTCACTACTAGTATTTATAGTTCATCAAATTTATCACGCAAGTCTCCCATAGCATCTCTCTTTGCTTTCGTAGCACCATCAATGAAACCAGAACGATATTCCCAAGTAGTTCCGCCTTCCTTTCCTTTTGATGGGTTAATGCATTGATGGTCACCTAGTTTGTTGCAAACCAATCCAGCAAGATCTAGTTCACTTCTATCGTATGATGCGGCTGTGCCACTAAACACATGTTTGCCGTTAATCCAAATAGCACCACATTTAGGACATTCTTTTCTCTCAAGTTTGAGATCCGACAGTTCCTTATCGTTGGTCATCTTTTAATTCCTTTATTAGTTTGTTGTAGTCAGGTAAATCCTTTATTAGTTGTTGTTCTAATTTACGTCTCATCATGAACATTCTAAATTTAATCCATTGATATCTGATCACAAGATCAACATAAGCAAATAGACGCATAGTTTCTTCAATGCCAGCATACGCTACCATGAGAATAATGAGAGTGATGATTACATATATGCCAAGCATGATAATATTCCACTGCAAACATTATAGTGTATGTAGTGAAATAAATTGTATCAGTCAGCTACGTTTTATGTTCTTATCTTGAAATGCTTTCTTACCAGCAACTACTTTAGACCACGGAGCATACAGTGGTCCATCGTAATCTTTTTTGATTGGTTTCTTTTCAGTCATGATTAACAATTTTATTACCCCTGGTGAGATATTGACGTAGCATATAAATCAGTAATACTACTTGCTACTTCCATGGTATCAGTTCTTTCTTTGTCGATTACTAGTGGTCTATGAGGAGCAACATATACACTACCAATTACATCACCACCAACATTTTTGACTGTCACTAGGTGAGCGTTACCACCATTATGATTATGCTGAAGAAGAATTCTTTCTCCAGAGTCGATGTTATCTGGTGTGTCTGAGAGCAATGTTGCTTCGCCCAAAAGTTTTACTACGTTCATTACTCTCCTGACTCTTCTTGTTTATTTATTTGTTTAAGCATTTTCTGTAGGTCTGCTGTGCTACCAACAAATAAATTGTTTGTGGTCTTGTTATTGACAGAGTTCTTTGTGGGTGCTTCGAGATCCTTCATCTTCTTCTGTAGATCTATAAGTTTATCAGAAGCATCTGCAACCTGCTTCATAGCGTTCACAGCAACTTCATACGCTCTAGGGTGCCCTGACTCCTGAGCAACCTCTAACGCCCCGTCTAGCGCCTCCTGTCCCTTGCTCAGCAAGTTATAGAGTTGACCACGTGTAAACTCATAGTCTTTTGTTTGATCGTCCTTATCTGCTTCTCTCGGAGGTTTAGGTTTTGACGGTTCAATTTCAGTTGCTTCAACTTCAATGTCAAATAGATCTTCCATATTATCTTCAAACTTACTCATAGCATTTCAATTCCTTCGCTAAATCCAAAGTCATCGCCACCTGTCAATAATGCATCGTCTGCTGAATTAATGACGCCATCACTATTCTTATCTTCAAGTGCTTTTGGTGTATATGTGATTTTAGTATTTCTGTGTTGTACTGCATTGTCTCCGATACCTTCGTATACAATTGCTTTTTTGATGACACTTGCTTGGTCGAATGGTCCGTAGATATAAGACTTAGCAGTAAAAGATAAAGTCCATGTGATATATCTACGCTCAAGAAAACTGTCATCCCATTCATCATCATAGTTGACACTGTTTAAAACAATAGCAACATCTTTTTTCTCATTCATGTCAGGAATCATGTTGAGAGTAATATTAAATGCTGGTTGAAAATATGGTAAAATCTGCTCAAGAATTTGTAGTCCATCATCTTGAGACTTAGCAATAATACCAAGTTCAAAATCAATGTTATAAGGAACAGGTACATACTGCTCCTTTATTTCTGTGCCATCGTCCTGTACAATAGTTCTATACTTTTGAATAGGTGATGTCTTACGAGGAGAATCATATCCAATACCAGTCATTTCAAAATATAGACGTGGCACTGTGATAGCAACTTTGCGATCTACATCTGGATTTTGTTCTATTCTTGTTAAAAACTTTTG